TCCTTCGGGCCTATTCCGTCATCTGTGAACACCTGAATGAATAGCAGGCCGGCACTGCGGATTGTGCCGCTCTGGGTCGCGTGTGCTCTATCGCCCTGCGCAATGGACGCCCTGCACCACGGCGTGCGGGCTGCTTGTGCCATCTCGACGGCGGTAGGCACCCTATGCCCATCCCATACGACAGGGGCGTCCGTCCAGCCGTTCATGCGTGTCACAAGGGCGACTCTCACGCTATCAAGGCTCACGATGCCTCCCTAAGCTGGATGGTCCATGTGGATTTAGCACCATCCTGCTGCACGTCAAAAACGTAATAATTCCCGACAGTGTCATCGGTCTCTGGAATCCAGTCCGTCCCGGATTGCAGGATGATACGTTTGATGTCGGTCAGTTGTATGTGCTGCGTGTCGATTTCTACCACTGAAAACTCGTCGCGGATCCAATTCCCCGCCCATGTTTCAGTCGTTTCTGTATATGTCCCGGTCGCCGGGTCTAGCGTGCCTGATGTCGTTACCCTGGCAGCCGTGAAAGCCTCAACAGTATCTGCAAGGCTATCTACCATTTCTTCACTAATAGCGGTTTGGATATCGTCACGCAGTCCCATATTACCCCCGAGTTACAGCGAAATTCGAACCGCCGCCTGCCGCGACTAGCTTGGCCAGTGCGCGACTGATGGCAACGCTGACGGCTCTAGCGGGGGCCCCGTCCTGATACTCATTTTCGCTCTCGACACTCCCCGCCTTCACGCGCGTGCGCTATAGTTGACCGTCGTCTCGGGGTAGGTGCCTGTTGCTGGATCATACTCTCCGCTGATCTCAATGCGCACCCCATCAAACGGCGTCACAGCGTCAGCGAGGTCATCATCGAACGCCTCGGCAGTGGCAGTCTGTATATCAGCGCGAAGACCCATATCAATTCTCCGTAGCGCGAGCGTAGTCGCTCATTGCTATCACCGCCCATAAACCGTCCGGCATCTGCACGATTCCCGCATGAACATCGTCGTTGCGCTCGCACTCATCGCCATCGGCGTCAAGGTATACGTCTATCTCCAGCACCTGCCCACTGTCAGTTAGGGCAAGCCCCTCGCCAATGTTGATAGACTCTATGTCCATTAAGCCCTCCGAACGCGGAACGTGGAGCCGCCTCCGGCGGGCAGGAAGGGCCGCAGCAGGTCGTTTACAAGCCGAAGCGTGCCGGAGCTGACGGAGGCCCCGTCCATCCACTCATTCTCAGATTCGACGCTGCCGGCCTTCACTTTCTTGCGCTTCAGCGCTGGCACACGATCTCCGTACAGGGTTCCGCCAGCGGCGTCTTTCGCTAGGTAAGCGCCAGCCTGCTGAATCGGATACTCGACAGGATCGCCAGCAATAACGCCACGCGCAGTCATCCAGGTGTTGGCCTCAAGAACGGCGCGGTCTTTGTCGCCGGCGCCTTCCCATCCTGCTGGTAGCGTGTCGTCAACGTCGGAAACGGTGATGTAGTCAGTCATCATCCACTACCTTAAGAGGCTTCATCGGGCTTGTATTGCCGGCGCGGCTTGGGCTTGGGTGGCTCTTCAGCGGGGCGCCGCCGGCGACCCCGGTTGATGCGCTGCATGGTCTCGAAATCAACCGGCTGGCCAGGCTCGAGACCGTCTTTGTTTAGTGTCATGTCAGGCTCCAAAAAGGGCGACCCGTAGGCCGCCCTATCTATCAGTTGGTGATGAGCACGGCGATCGGGATCAGCTTCCGGTCCAGGATGCGATCCCATACGGCGCCAGTCGCCAGCTCGGTCTGGGTAAACGAGTTGCCCGACGGAGTGGTGAGCGCCTGGAAACCAAACGGGTGGAGCAGCCAGGTTTTGCGCTCCCACAGCGTCTCGATGCCCCCACCGTCTGCCTGTGCGGCCTCACGCTCGATCTCGACCGGGGTCTCTGGTGAACCAACACCATAGCCGAATGCGCCAGGGCCAAACAGTACAGTGACGTACTTAAAGCCGCTAGTACCACCCGGCACAACCGGCAGGCCGTCATCGACGATGATGCGGCGTCCCATGTAGGCGCGGTACAGCAGATTGCCGTCGCTGTCGCGCACATCCTCAGCGCCATTCAGCTTGGTGATCTGCTTTGCCACGGCAGAGTGTACTGCAATCGTAGTCACGCCATCGACTCTATCGCCAAGGGTGTAGGCGGCCTCGATGAAGGCGTCCTGGCTGAACCGGGTGTCGGTGGTTTGGGAACCGATGGTATCAACCGCCACATCGTGAATCATATCCCCGGAATCGCCCGTTTCGTTGTCGGCGATCACGCCATTGACCGAAGCGATCAGACGACGCTGCCACTGGCGGGCGAAGTAACGCGAGGTCTTGGCGCGGATGGCCTCCATGGCGCTGCCGCCCATGGCCAGCTCAGAGGCCAGGTCAGCCGCCTGCCAGCCTTGGTTTACAAACGCCTTGCGGGCGATCTGCTCACCCTGGGTGATCTTCTGCGGCGTTGCCGTAGAGGACGGGTTGTCGCTTGAGTAGTTGACCTCGGTGGAACCGTCCAGGTCTTTCCAGAACGGGAGCTCGGCGGTCTTGCCTGCCTGGTTTGACAGGTTGTCGAGCAGCGGGTTGCGGGTAACGATGCCAGAGTCGAAGAAATCGGTCTTTTCCGGCCCCTCGATCTGCGGCAGGTCTTGGTAGACGACGACATCAATGATGTCTGAAAGCTTTGTGGTGGCCATGATCTATGGTTCCTTAGCGGTTGTGATATTCGTCACGCAAGCGCTGGTATTCCTCTGGCCGCCCCTTGCGGAGTGCCGATAAATCAGCGCCTGACATTTCGTCAAACTTCTTCGTGACGGCCCCGCCGCCTTGCGATCCTGGAGCCCCGCCCCCGGACGCCTTGATGCCATCCACTAGAAATGGATACTGTTCTGCCAAATACTCGCCCAACCGCTTAGCATCCCATGCCTCGCCGTCGGGCCCGTTGATCTTTGCGCCCTCTGGTGTGTGGGCGATGAACTGCATCGCTTCTTTGCGTAACAGATTATAGCGCTGGACACCGCCGGACGCCTCTTTATTGATAAGCCCGGCCACAACGCCTTCTGCTGTGGTTGCTCGCTCACCGTTGGCGACCTTATCGCGAAGCTCTGAAAGCTCTTTCTCAGTGCGGTCGGCCCGTTCGCGCTCGGTCTTGGAAAGCTGTTCCCACTCCTGCTGTTTTACCAATCGCTCACGCTCAGCCTGTTCCTTTTCCGTCTCGAGCTCCTGCGCGCGCTTCTTGGCGTCTGACCGCTCTTCACGCTCTTTCCGCAAGGCTTCTTTCAGCTCCTTGTTGTCGTCGACCCCGTCGACTTCAAGCTGGTAGCCGTCGCCGTCTTCCGCGTAAAACGGCTTGGTAGCCGCTTCTAGGGCATCGAACTCTTCTTTGGTGATGTTAAACTTCAGCATTTCACGTTCCCCGAACGTTGATCTTGACTCACCCCGTGAGCCAATAAACCCAGTTTCTAGGCTGTCACTATACCATAGTTATATCATAACGGGCTACCAGCTCGTCAAGAGACAAGCTCCGGCCCATATCATCGACAAACTGATCAATCTTTACCTTTCCTGATCGAAACAGCCCGCCACGCCTCGGGCCGAGCACATCATCTTGAAACTCTTTGCTCTGTCGCTTCAAGAATCCACCGTATGTAGTGCGACTGTCAACTGGCCCGTCCATTGATGCCCGCTCACCGACGCGGCCCACTCGATATTCAGGCTTAACAGACGGCCGTCTCACGCTCCGGCAATTATAGTGGGCTGGGGGATAAGGCCCTTCGCCCACATCGTACCGATTGCCATCTCTGGACCGACATACGGCACTCGTTTTGCCATCCAAAGTTGAAGTCCACACCTCACCATCAAGCACATCACTATTCGCCGAGTAGACCTCTCGCCGCGCCGCGCTACCTACCCCGTTGGTTGCCGTTCTGATAACCGCCTCGGCCTGTCGGCGACTGCGGGTCGTCACCATGCTGGAAACGTCGTCGGCCATCTCTACTTGCGTTCGGCCCTCAATAAGCCCCGCTTGCACGGTGCGCATTGCCTCGCGTCCCACCGCACCGCCGAACTCGTCGAACATCTCGGGGATAGTTAGCTGCTTGATCTTGTCGCCCGCCACTAGCGTCAGCTTGCGACGCGTGGTGATCGCCGCCACTGCATCGGCGCTTACGCCTCCTGCCAGATCAACAGACACTGACGACCCGAGAAGCTTCTGCGTAAAGTCGGCTTCTTGCGCGGCGAATGCCCCCAGCTCAAGCGACCCCTGCATATCCGCCACGGCGGTCCTTATCAGCAGGTCAACATCCGCCCTTATCGCCTCCATCCTCACCACGTCCTCGACGACTACCCTTGCACGGAGGTCTTTTGCAAGCTGTCTCAGCACCGGCATGGCCCGCTTGATCTGCCCTGACGACAGCCGCTGGATCATTACCTGGTGGCGGAGAAGGCGCTCAAGCATAGGGTCGACCATATCAGAACGCTCCGATATTCATACCACTTGCCTGCGAGTCCGCACGAATGTCCTCGTCAGTGCGCTCCGGATCAATCAGACCGCGCTTGCGCGCCCAGTCGAAGAAGTCCGTATCGGCAAGTAGCCCGCGGTCAACGCCCTGGATCATGGCCATGATCATTTGCGGGTCGGCTTCCTCGGGGTAGAACTCTTGCGACAGCTCGAATACCGGCCAGCCGCTCCCGCCCATGAACTCAAGGCACCACCCAAGGCAGTCTCGGATGGCTTCTGACACGTTGTGCGTCAGCGTTGACAGGTTCGCCGTCTCTGCGCCGCTTCGCGCCCGTACTGCCTCGGCAGTTTCGTTTTGCCCGCCATTAGTCAGCAGCCTTGCACCAATCGATAGCATTTGCGCCTCGGCATCGAGCATGTCCTGGCGGCTCATGTTGTTGGGCTGAGGTTGCACTATCGACATGCTGCCGTCCTTGGTCTGCACGCCGCGGCGGGAGCCCACTTGTATGCCGGTCGGGTTAAGCTCTGTCCAGTCGTCCGTAGACATCTCACCGATGTCGATATGCAGCATGGGCTGGCCAACTATGTGCGACGCCTCACGGCGGTCGGCCGTTGATTGGTAGTGAGCGATGTTGAGGTCGGCAATGTCGAGCAGCAAGGGCGCGTCTCGCTTCTCGTCATTCGTGAGCGCCCCCAGAAATTTGAAAGGTATGCGGTCCCACCGGCTGCCGCTTGCCTGGCGCGGTTCGGCCTTCTCGCCCGCCGGCTGATTGTTGCGGTAGACCTGTTGCGTATAGACCCCGCCCTCAAGCCGCAACACGCGGTATTGCCACTCCCAGGCGCGCTTGAAGTCATCGACTACCGTGCTCTCATAGACCTCTCGCAACACCACCAGCGTCAACATCTCCCCCTCCCGACGCCAGTTGATAATACTCTGGCTATCGTAGTGGCGCAGTGTGGCGCGAAGTCCGCGAGTCTGCTCGCTTGTAAGGCCGTCTTCGGCCTCGGGGTAGTCAACAAGAATACCCGTCGCCCCCGCTTGTATTGTTGCCGCTGTGGCCACCTTGGCGAACTGCACTAGGCTTCCTCCGCTGCCGTCGACATCGTCTTCCAGGTAGTCGATGGAGGGCGGTATATCTACCTCTGGCGCTTTCCGAAACACAGCGCCCAGCAATCCGTCGTTGGTACGCTTAGTGACGCCCAGCCAGATAGCGCGTTTCATCAGCGAAGCATATCGGGCATCGGCAATGTCTTTCTGCTCCCCCCGCAGCGTTTCGTATTCTTCCTGCGGATGAGGCAGGTATAGCAAGCCTCTTGCCTTGATCGCGTCGCTACCCGAGACAGCGTCTCGCACGCGCTGGGCTTTCTCTTCGTGTCCCTGGTATGCGGGGTGCGGAACATTGACTGGCATCAGGTTTCCTCTAAAATCGGATTCTTCCAACGGACGCGATACCGCCAGACACCGGCCATTCAGTTTCAATCATATAGCCAACAGCGGTCGTTATGTGCTGATACTTATTTTTTTGGTCTTCCTGAAACGTCGATCCCTTCTGGAGCTGTACCGTCGAAAGACCCTTATCACACCATGGCGCCAACACCGGATTCACGAATAGACTTCGATCGCCTGACGCTGTGCATATTTTAGCACGAACGGCGTTTTGCCGGTCCTTGATTGCCGGAGCCTTGCGCTGAACCTTTCTTCGAAACCCCCAGCCATTCGACTTTAGCACGTCTTCGATATCGGTATAGTCTGACGCATGACCGTGTTTCTCGCCAGCCCGTCCAGCAGGATCGCCATATATCATCACGGTCTTGTTCTTGTGGTCCTTGTACTTATCGACGAACTCCTCTGCACTCTGCCTTGATATTGCGCTCTGCAGGACAATCTCGTCAAGCAGGTAAAGCGAGCTCCCGCGCATAACACCAATGGCCGACGACAGCGGGGTATAGTTCTGGTCGTGCATCCAGCATATTTGCTCATGTGGCTGGACCTGTTCTGCGGTGTGGTTCGCTTCGCCGTAGTCTTCGTAGATGCGCCCGGTGGCCCCCTCAAACGACGCCTCGAACTCAATGCGAAACTGCTTAGCCGACATCGAGCGCTTTGCTGCATCTATTACATCGGGCGGAAGTATCTCTGCAGACTTCCAGTGGTATGCCGCCCAGTCGTCGTCAATCCCTGACAGCGCATACTGGTAGAGGTCGTGATAGTGATTGAGCGTATCTGGTACGCCGAAAATCCAGCACCATGCCCGATAATCTGGCCGTCGCGGGTCTACTGTATTCAATGCCGGGAAGATGTTGCTCTCCCATGCGTGAGCCTTAACCTCCGCGAACTCGTCTATGCCGCCCCCGGTCCAGGGCTGTCCCTCGATCCGTTCAGGCTTATCCAGTCCGATGACGTGTATCTCGCTGCCGTTTGGCATGAATATCTTGAGCTCGGATTCGCTTGGCGGCTTAGCATGGGTTGCCGACAGGGTCAGGGATTTCAGGTCATCCCAGAATATCTTTTTCGCTTGATCCCTTGTCGGTGCTGCAGCAAAGTACATTTCATCGGCATTCTTCATGGCCTGCTTAGCGACAAACCGCTTGAAACGCTCCGTTTTTCCCGACCGCCTTCCAGCAGGGACGACCTTGAACCGCTTGTGCTCATTCATCAGCCTAATCTGCTCGCTGATATCCTTGAGGTCATACCAGCGATCAAGCTGGCGCTGGAGCGCTGGTGTCATCCCGGTAGCCTAGCCGCAATCTGTGCCAGTGCCGTGGCTAGGTCTGTCGTGCCAGTATCTGGGTCTTTCTCCCTCCACCCCGCCTGGGTCTTCATCCAAAATATCATAGCCGAGGTGTCGCCGGCCTTGGCTTTGTTGAACAGCGCCCCGCCA